GATGCCCCAACATCATCTAAAGTATAATCTCTCCCAACTCCACCAAAAGTATGAGCAGCATTTTTAATAGTAATAGCATAGTTAGTATCATTATCAACACAAGTTAATTGAAGAAGACCATTACTGTCAGTAGGAGGATAACAGTAAATCACTCCCTGTAAACCACTTCTACCAGCATAATGGTGTTGAGCATGTACTTGTTCAAATAGTGCTGCTGGAGCACCTAAGTCATAAGCTTGGTCTGTATCTACTAATAGATCTGCATTAATAGCAACCGTTCCAAGATTGTCTAGTTCAGTGGTAGCTCCCCCAACCGCACTAATACTAGTCCATGAAGTATTACCAAAACCATCTGTTTGTAAAACATATCCATTTGTACCATCATTATCTGGAAATGTAAAGTTATAGTTAGTTACACTAGCAGGAACATCTAATGTTACAGCTCCACTCGTAACTCCATTTAATACTAAAGTATTCCCACTTGGAAGTTGAATACCACTGGTTGTTGATGTAAAATGGGTATCTGTACCTAAAGTAGTAGCGGAACTAACTGAAAAACCAACACCATTCTCATAACCAAATGATACATGATTCGATCCATCAGTAGTATAAATATAGCAGTCTCCTGGTCCTGCTCCTACTCCATCGTATGTCCACATTTTCATTACAGCATGGTATGGAGAAGTATTAGCTAGTAATAATATACCACCATTACTAGCATCTGATTCATATACTTCTAACCGTTCATTAATTCTAGTATAAGTAGTGCCAAAACTTCCAGAAAGACCACCATTAATCATTACATTAATTCTTGAATCATTTAATGGATTATTTTGTGTAAAATGAAATCCTGATGTTAGATTTCCTGTAAATCGTATACTAGCAGCTGGACCTGCAAGTGCATTATCAACTGTTAAACTACTCACTTGAAAATCAGCTGCAGTATCCAAATTTTGTGGTGTACTAAAAGTTAAATTAGTAGCATTTTCTGTAATAGTAATTTGATCAGCAGTACCAAGAAATTGTTTCCAAGACATAACTCCAGCAGTTGTAGCAAATAATGCAGACGGTTCAACACTAGGAAGAGTTATAGGCCAAGTGTAAGTAGTATTTGAATCAGTAACTCCAGCTTGAAATGTAATAGAAAAGGCATTAGCACTATTATATTGAACAAGTGGTCCTGTTAAACTATTTGCAGTTCCAATATATACAGCATCCCATGTAGCAGTACCACTATTAAACTCATTAAATTGATCTACAAGAAAGTCAAGATTAATCCTAACTTTTGAGTTTAACGCAAATCCAGATGCTGGTAATGGAAAAGGTATTTGAACTGACATTAGTCCTCCGTCTGATCTTTCTGGCCATACGATTTACCAGATAATTCAATACTCTCAATTTCCATATCTATTGTAGTACTTGATTGACTAATCTTGCATTCAAAGGTATTACCTCTGCCCGACAAGATAGAGCTCTTATCTCCATAAGTTTCACTAGCAGTTACAGTTTGAGCCAGAGTAAAGCTAGTTCCATTAGCAACTCCATCATATCCATAATTAACGGTAATAACACCAGATGCTTTGGGTGTGTACACTACTTTAAGTTTTCTAACTTGAGTAATCTTATCTATCTGGTCAGGAGACACCCACCCTGTTTGCCAATAAGAATCAATACGTCCACTGTTAGCAGCTTCTGAAGCATCGGCATAAGTAGTTGCTTGATCTGGCTTATATATAAAACCATCATAGCCACCAAGATACACATTACCTACAGAATCTGGAATGGCAACATTCATTTTATATCCAGATGTACACTGTAACCAGCAATTGTTGTTTAAATCCCAAATAATCGCTTTATTATTAGTACTGCCAGTAGTGGAGATTAACCACACTATCCAATCATAGTCATCGCCTTCTTGTCTAAATCCAACTACATAAGGTAACCTAGCATCTTGAGTACTATTCCAAAGATTATTAGCTAACTTAGAGTATTCTTTGATTGTTTCTCCATTTGTAGAATACATGTGCTTATTCTGAGCTATAAAATAGACAGTTCCATCAATATTAACACTAGCAGATTTACCACTCGCACCTGTAGTTGGAAACATCGAGTAAGTAGGAAATGGGGCACTAGAGATAACCATTTGATGGACACTGTTCTCTTTAAACACCAGAACATAATTTGTACTGATAATTTTAACTCCAGTAATAGATTCGTTATCTTTAAGTGAACCAATAACAGCACTTCCTGATCCTGAACCTGACCAATCTTCAGCATCACCAATCACTGTCCAATACATAGTGGAACCAGCCCATCCAAACATTCTGTTATTAGCAGCAAAAGCTCCAGCTAGGGGTGTTGATGGATTGCCTGTTAATACTACGGCATTACCAGTTCCTGTAAATTTAAAAGCTGCATCTGGACCTGCTTTAGGACCGCCAAACCCAAATAATACATCATTAAATGTAACTAAATCCCACTGATTATCTGCTCCTGCTGTAACTGTTAATCCTCCAGTGATATCATCCATTGTGCCATCAAGAGAATCAGATTTGTATATCTTGTCTCCACAAACTGCCACTAACCATTCATCAAGATCTTCTTGAATATAGTAACCTATACCTTGTACATTAGCTCCTGTATTCATAACAGAAGCATTAAATTTAGAATTACCTAGTCTACTACGAAAACCATTACCATCAGGTAATACAACAATATTATCTAAATCATAAGCTTGAGTTAGTTTTAACTTAGTGGAACGAAGATTACCGGCATAACCTCCAGCAAAATTATCTATACTGAAATAATTACCTTGATACATAAGTTACCTCCACCAATATCTATCAAATTCAGGTGGGAACGTAGCTCCAAATGGTCTTGTACCCCCCCTAGCATCCCAAGGTTTAATTACACTGTGTTTATCAGGAAGAGGAGATTGTTGCTTCATCATCTCTCCTACCATTTGTCTAGCTCTAGATTCCGCACTTTGCATACGAGAATCATCGATGTACGGATGACCAAACATAGCTAAAGCTACAAAAATAATAGCCTGATGCCACTTAATAGGCAATACAGGTATATCCGCATCAGCCGATAAATCAGTAATACGCTTGTAGTAACGATAAGATATATTAGAAACTGCATCAGGAATTGGGTAGAAGTTAGCTCTCCATGCATTACTGGAATCAAACCCAAGAAGGGTATATGCTCTAGGAGTACCGGTGGCAGTGGGATCGGGAAGTTGTAAATCCAATTCTCTTGGATCTACATAGTCTAATTGCCTATCTTGAATAGCTTCATACATATCAATAATACGATCTGCATCTGAAGCTAGAGAGTAATAAATTCGTCTTATAGTACAGGCTCCATCAACTAAAGCAGCTGATTGAGTATAGCCTGGAGCTATTGTTAGTTCGTCAGTTCCAGCTGTGTGTGCTGTAATAGGATACCAATCATCTGTAGTGGCAAATTGAATCCAATAATCAGTAGCCAGAGTAGTAGCATAGGTAGTAGATAAGGTCACAGTAGTACCAAGTCCAGCAACACTAGCAGTAAGAGAGGTAATATCTGCTGTAGTTTGAACAACCCCTGATCCCATCATCCAAGGCCATTCACGCATACCTGCAAGAAATCTGTATGATTCATTTACCCAAGACTTGAGTTTAGTGGCATCTGCAGTAGTATTGAGTCCCGTTTCCTCTGCAACTGCTAATACTAGATTTGAAAATTGCATTTTTATATCCTCTCTTATATAGTCCCAAGGCTAGGGGTATTTAACCCCTAACCCTGGGTAATTGTTATGCTTGTTTCTTCGCTGCTTTAGCTGCCCTGGCTTTTGTAAGTATCTCCGCTTTCTTAGCTTTCTGTTCCGGGCTTAAAGTACGACGAGGTGTGGCAGACACCGCAGGTTGCCCTGCAATGGGGGAGACTACCCCACCTGTCGCAATATCAGTTTGGCCTGCTCTATATTTAGCAATGATTTCTGCATCTGTAAGACCAGTTTTAGGTTTCTCACTAACTGGTAGATCAATTGCTGGTATTAGTTCTTTAGGTTTAGGCATGGATCTCGGATCTCCGGGTACCATTGGATAGGGTACTCTTCCTGGTACAACTACATCTCTCGGTAATGTACCTGAGATATACCTATCAATTGCTTCTAATGCTAGTTTACCTGGTTCAAGACTCACTCTAAATAAAATGGATTTATCATAAGTTTGACTATGTTCTAGTCCTTCTAGTAAATCTTCTTTTACTTTTCCTGATGGATCATGCATTTGTGTACCATCCGTAAATCCATCTCGGTCATACTGGGTAACCTCTACAGGAACTTCACGGTATATGAGTTTTTTGGGTAAGTTTCTAACAATCATTACCATATCAATACCTGTATCTGCAACTTCCTTAATAAATACTTCTTCTATTGTTCCTTCTATCATTTTACTTTCCCCTTTAATTTTAATTAAATAACTTTGCGATAATAAACGGTCGGATTTATATCTCCCATATTACTAATATAACAACCGGCAGAAAACATAATTCCATACGGAAAATCTAATACTATTTCCCCCGCAGTATAGGTCTGATTAATAACTGAATCTCCTCCATTTCCATTCAATAATTCAATATCATCACCACCAACAGTTGCGTGGTGGATTCCATATATAATAGTTGGAGTATTATTACCTCCGACATAACCTGCTCCACTCATTGTATCAATTCCAACAGAAGTAGGAAACATTAAATTACCTCCCTATAGAATAATGCGACTTGCTCTACATTAGCATCTATATCTACAAAGCAACCATCTCCCAACATAAGACCCACATCACTGATAGGCACATATTCTCCTGAATCAGCTCCTACCGTCATAGTATGCTGAATAACAATAGGATCAGAAACTAATGCTCCATTTCTAATCTTAACTACTCCATTTCCTCCACTATTATTAACAATACTCATTCCATAGATCACTTTAGGAGTGCCGGAAGTTCCAATCACTCCATCTCCTGTAACTAATCCGTAGTTCACTCCGTTCATAATCTTCTCCTATTTTTTCTGTAAAATCACTACTATTTCATGTGCTGCATTTAAAAATAATGTTAAAAATAAACCCGAATAATATTTCCAAAATGGAAACTTTTTAACCCAATCTTGCATGATTAATTTGCAATCAACCATTTCAAAAGTAAAGGGCCATCGATCTTTATTATGTTGAGGATTTAAGGTAATTTTAGGATCATACCCACTACAAAAAGCTACAAAAGTACTCACAAAGAAAGATCTTTTATGTGTGGGATCTCCCATTGCAGCATCACTCCATCCATAAGGACAGCGAATAGTAATATATTTATCTTTCTTAAGAACTCTTTGGGCCTCTTTCATGAAATGGATAGGATCATTAATATGCTCTATTACATGAGCAGTAAATATTTCATCAACTGAATTATTTTTCCAAGGCCATTTCTTATTTAAATCGACTATCTGATCAGTATGTACAGTTTTAATGTAATCAACATTAATCCAACCTGGAATTGGTTGATAACCACAACCTAAATTAAGCAGTAACTGAGATGTAGTTGTTATCGCTGTGGATAAAGCCATTATTTCCTCCTTCGTTCTTTTCTAACCACTTTTGGTAGTCATGTTTAGTCCAAAGACGAGGAACATCTTCATCAATTTGATCGCATATAACAGTTGAATCTGCGTGTACTTTTACACCAGCTTCTCTTAATTTAGTATAAAAATAGATATCTTGACCACACTCCCCTTCTTTATCATCCCAATATGGTTTTGATAGTTTCTCAAAAACACTGGTTTTAAATAATACACATCCTACTCCAGGGCATCCTACCTCAAAAATTGCATTTTCTGGAAATGTTACCATAGGTGTATGAGCAAAGTGATGTATTGGACTATCCAATACTTTTTTAAATAAGCAAGGTTGTCCTGTTCCCCTCAAGAAGTAAACACCAGATAATACGTCTAAATCATGTTCAATTGCGTGTTTTAATAGAGTTGTAACTGTATTAGACGGTAACACCATATCCATCTCAGTCCAAAATACATAGTCAGGTTTAGTTTGTAAGCAAGCTTCAGTAATGTAGTTTGAAGCTCCAGCTAAACCCATCTTGTTAGAAACAACAACAAATTTAGGTATAACTACAATTCCTTCTTTAGCTAATGACCCCATTGCAGACATATGACTTTCATAAACTAATCTATGAATATTACCATACATAGGCATTACCCAGGCTAGCGTAGGTTTTACTTCCATAGTGCCCCCAAAATCATTTGTAATTCTTCTAAGAAAGTGAGGTTAGTTGGAGACATTTGACCAAACCCACATTTACATCCAGCTGCTTTAATATCTAGTTTAGTAAGGATTTTCTGACATCCTCGACATCTATAAAATAAATAACCACCATACATACCATACTTATTGTAGATTAATTTTTCAAAAACATTCATATTTTCTCCCCGATAGGCCCCCTCCCTGGCCCTTTTACAGGCCAGAGAGATAGGACTTAAACTGATTACATACAACGAATGTGAACTTTAGCAGAAACTGGATCTGTAGAAGTCGCTAATGACTCCAACAGAATAAAGTCTCCTGCAGCAGCACTCACAAGATAATCAACTCCATCTGCTGGAATTAAAGCAAGTCCAGCAGCCTGAGTCGTATTTGTTCTTTTCACAGTAGCAGCACCACGATAACCAAAGATTTGAACTAATCCTGGATCACCATCAGCAATAGCCACATGACTAATACCAATCACAGCTTTTAAAGAAGCTGTGGCGGGTTGAGTAACTCGGTTTCCATCCACATCTGTAGAAATATCCAAAACAACGACATCTCCAGCAACTGTAGCAGAACCTTTCACATTTGTATAAATACCGAAAACTTTCTCGGCATCTGATCTATTTAATTGTTGCAACAACATAATTTATATCCTCCGTAGTTTTTTCACTGACGATTGGTATAACCAACCCGTTGATTCACTGACGAAGTATTCTCCCCAGCTACTTCCGTTTATTTACTATTTTTACAACCAGATCACAAGGGCAATATCAGGTGTATTGGCAACTGTTACCGTTGCAAGACCTGTAGATGCACTATATGTAACACTAGTAGCATCGGCAGTAGTCTCATTAATTACCTGAACTAGCTTATTTGCAGGAACGGAAACGGTGTCTCCAGTTACGCAAGAAGCGACTTTGATAATCTTAACAATACTCTGACCGCCATCATTAGTGGTAGCATCTGTTCTAAGTGAAGCCATAATACTACCTCCTTTTAGGCTGTAATGCCTGTAAGTTTCCCGAGTCTTCGACGATTGTCAGTAACAAGTTCACAAGCCATAATAAGTTGTGCAACTTTAGATGTTTGATTTCCTGGTTTGACCCAAGGAGTCAATTTCATGTTGTTATCTGAGGAAACATACAGTTTGAGATGCTTAGAGTTCAAGAAGTACATAACTCCAGAAGTAGCAGCAACATCCATGAGAACAGGAAGACCTTTGAATTTAAGAGTCTCAAAGGAATTATCTCCTGAAGCATTGGAGGTATACCGCAGTTGAGGAATTAATGACCCTTCATAATACGAATGAACAGTTGGGTTCGTGACTATGAAGTCAGGAGCATCACCAGCTGTCAACAACGCATTATATAATGTCAACATATCAGCTCGTCCCTGACCAGCAAACGAACCAGAAGCATTGACATCACTCTGCCACCAAGAATAGGTAGTGGAGTTAATTTCACCGATTGAACTTGTAGCATCAACGGTTGTAGCAAGAGATCCAATATCATTCGTTCCTGGAGCAGCAGCGTACAGGCCCGTATTGATGAGGTCTTTAAGCGACTCAGTCGCTTGGTTAATCTTCTGTTGAACTAAATTCTCAACAGCAGAAGGTCCACTGTTCTGGACACTCTCTTCACGGTTAGAAACGGAAATAGAAGTCGCAGCTTCTTTCCATTTATACTGTGTCTGAGTGAATCCTTCTTGTGGGGTTGTATCTAATTGTTCGTATCCATTATAAAATTGAGCAGTTGTGTTCTTAGCATACATCAGCGATGTAACGATAGAAGCACCACCATCAATAATAACTTGTCCACGATCTTTTAGAAACTTAATCGTGCGAAGGTCATTGAAGATAGCATCTTGAATGCCTTTTCTACGATTTTCTAATGTGGTTGTCAGCAAAGTTGTTACGTTTGCTGGTCCAAATGAATGTAGTGTATCAGCCATAAATAATCTCCTAAGATTAGATTAGGCTAAGAGTTTTATTTCTTAACCCTAACATCTACACGTTTACCCAATTTAGCATTCTCAAAAGCGATATGATCTGCTTCTGATTGCGTGGCTGCATATACAATTTTAGGTTCCATAGGTTTAGAAGGTGAAGCGGCACTCGCTTGTTTCTTTTGTTGTACCTTTTTCTGAATCGAGGATTGAGCTTTATCGAGATACTTCGAATCAAGAGATTTAGCCATATTATAAGCTGCTTCAATTCCTTGACCACGAGTTTCTGCAATAGAAGCTTTCATAATTCTCGGATCTATACTATAGAAGTCAGGATGCTTTTCAGCAAATGCATCTAAATTACGTTCCTGTTTCGATATAGCATTATCACGTTCCATATTACTTAATCTATCCATAACTTGCTTTGCAAGAGGTTCTATCAAAGATTGGAATTTATTCCGCATTAAACTGTCATATTTCGATGGATCAGTTTGGGCAGCTAGCAACTCCTCTTCTGTTAGTTCCACTTGAGGGACTTCTTGACTTGGTTGAGAAGGATTTTTCTTATCCTTCTGCCATTGCAGGAATTCGTTAAACTCTGGATGATTCAGTAATTCTTGAAACGCATCAGCCTCTTTCTTGTATTTTGCCCCTTCTTGAGTAGCTTCGTGCATTTTGCGAACTGCTGACCTTTCACGGTCAGACATATCCGCTGACTCTTTTGTTTCCACACTTTCATTACCCTTATCTAGGGTGTCATGAGTTTGATCGCTTTCGCTGGATTCAGTAGTTGTCTTCTCAACTGTTTCCGTAGTGTCGACGTTCTCCCCTGACACAGCCTCAGATGGCTCCACTGGAGTTTGATCTGGTTGTGTTCCTTCCGTCATTTCTTCTGACATATGTTGTGTCTCCTTATACTCAGATTAAACATTTAAGTTGTCTGAGTTATTAACTTCTAAAATTTTGCCTAGATTCCTGACTTTACAGGTCACTCTTAACGGGATACGTCCCTAAAGTTACTCCTAGGACTAGATCATCATTAGACGGTACCATCAATTAGATCTTAAATTTTAACTGAAATAGGTTCTTCGTTTGGTTTCGTTTCTAGAGCCATGATTCCACTCAGCCCCTGTAGCTTGTCTAACTCCGGTCATTTTCATTATGGCAGCTTTTTCTCTTTTGGTTGAATACGGTATCGGAATCCCATCTTTACCGCACAAAGTCTCATCAGTTTGTATACCACCTTTGCCACCAAGAAATACATCAGGCAACCAAACAGAAGGTATTTTACCACATTCATCACAAAGTTCATATCTAACATCATTATGATAACCGATCCTAAGTCGAGCTGCATGTTTATTGCCACACGTATCGCAAACCATTACTCACTACTCTTTGCTTGTTGTGCTTTGAGTAAGTCTATTGCATTTCGTTGTTCATCAGCAGATGCATCTTTCATAACCTTTAAAAACTCTACTAAAACTTTATTTTGCTTAGTAGCAACATTCTCAGCATCTAGTTGACCTTCTGCAGCTTTTTGTGATAATGCTAAAGTACGCATTTCTTCTGCTTTCTGGGCTTGTTCAGCTTTCTGTTGTTGCTGCATTTGCTGTTCAGCCTGTAAAGCTACATCCAATTCTTCGATATCTAAATTCTCATTTATTAATTTAGCAACTGTACCCATATAAGGACCACCAGGTATAGCACCAGCCTTGGGACCAATTTCTAGTAACTCAAGTAGCGTTTTCATGAGTTCGCCCTTATCTAGTGGGGTTGAGGAACCTGACACAGGTTCAACATCAAATTCCCCTTCAATATCATCAGCCGTAAAAGTAAATCCACCTTGATTGGTAACACTTTGTTCACCTGTACTAGATTTTCTTTCTTGTATAGCTTGCTGTAATACTTCTGATTGTGTACCTAAGATTCTAATATAGTAGGGATCAGTTGCAAACTGTTTAAGAAGTGCAATAAGTTTGCTTGATACTTCCTCTACAAAATCTTCAACTAAATCAACCTTCTCAGACCGTCTATTTACTGATCCTTCTCTCATTTGGCGTAATTCACCAAGAGAACGAGTACTTGTCTTCTGAGTAGCCCCTCTTTCTTGGGGAGATTGACCCGAAATATTAATAGCATCTTCCTTAATTCTCTCTTCAATAGCATAAGCATCTACTTGAAGTGGAGGATATGGGACAGGTAAAACTTTAGAGGGATCATCAACATTGATAATAGATCCTGTTTTTCCTTGAGTAAACTTCTGCATTTCATCTTCGCTAATATTATTGGGGGTAGTTATAAGTTGTCGATTGAATCTCTTAAGATGGTCTACTTCTTGTGAACGAATCTTAATTAATTCTAAAACTTGGGGTTCAAACATACCCGTATCAGAAAGTCCGTAAGCCATATCATTACTAAAGTTAAACTTCAGCATAGAGAATGGGTAGCCTTTCATTTCTAAAGGCCACTCTTTGGGTTGTTCAATGTAATCGTCTACTCCATCAGATATAGTACATACAGTTCGATTCTCTAAATCCCATACTTCTTCTAACCTAACCTTTCCTTTCCTTGACTCTACTATCTTATCATTATCATAATTCTCTGTTGTATCATCATACTCTACCCCTTCCTGGAGTTTATCTGTATTTTGATATCTGGGATTCTTTTTTGCATCATCAATATCTACCCAAACAGCATGAGAAATCCACTTACAGTCATAGGGTGGATCTAACGCATCATTACTAAATGTAATATCACGCCAATTAATATGATAAGCAAATATATCCTCATCTTCAACAGCTTCAATATACTTTCCATTACTATCTTCTACTGTACCAAATTTACCAGTATATCCCTGTTTCATCCAAGAATGGCCGATTAACAAAGCATCAATAATACACTTCTTAATCTCTCGTTTAATCTTTTTATTATACCAGACATAGTTAATAACCTCTTCTAGTACTTTTGCAGTATTAATAGAGGTTTTATTCTTGGGATTTACTTTAATATGTGGATCTCGGATATACAAAGAAGGGAGTTCGGTTTTCACATAAGCAAAGATAAGATTAATAGGAAGAATTGTCATATCATACCAACCATATGCCATTTCCCATCTACCTTTATACTCTTCAATTAACTCACGCCATCTATATTTTCGGGCGATATCATCCCGATGAGTACGCGATCTTTTAATTAAATCTAGTTTACCCCTAACCTGTTCTTGAACAGTTTTGGGATCTTTTTGCTCATTTGATGTCGGTTTGTCATTCTCTTCGTAGACCATAGTATCCTCTTTTTATTTTAGTAAATCTCCAAATAGATTATCCCATTTATCTTTGTGAGTATGTCCTTTTTGTTTCTTCCACCAATTTAAAGATCCATAAGGGGATTTGTTTGGTGCTTGTGGTTTAGTGTGTCCTTTTTTCCAGTAAGGAACTTGATGTGCTAAAGCATCAATAATATCATCATGAGTATTACGCGGAAATTGAATCATTTGATATTCTAGATCTGTTAATCCGGGACGGTGATGAACAAATCCATTAGCATAAAAATCAATCATCCCTCTAATTCTCATGGCTTTAGTTTCAATAGTACTTCTTCCAACTTCTTCTATTTGAAAGAAATCTTTGCGTTTAACCATCTCATTCTTAAATGGTGTAAGTAAAATTAGTTGAGCAGATGTAGTTTCTAATAAGACTTTATTAACACTGTATGTTTTTCGTAGATCAAATACTAAATTAATGAGATTTGGGACTGATAGTCGTTTTTGGATTGCTTCTAATACATATACATGATTGCCGGGTAAAATCTTAGATACCGTTATTCCAGCATAATCATTAATAGTCTTTAATCCAAAAGCAGGATCAATTGAGAGTATACCGGACGTTTTATCTAATTGTTCAGTCTCAGATCGAGTAAATGGAGTTTTAATTAACCAACTAGTTTTAAACTCAACAGACTCGGAATCAATAGGATCATTCATATATTGAGAAGAAAAGGAATGAGCTGATTTAGATCTACGGAGACACTCTAAGCACTTAAGAGGCTCATTCTTTGCGTGATCTGAGCAGTGAGCACAATATTTTCCTGGAAATATGATCTTACCGTCTTCTATTGCTTTTCTAATATAAACTGAAAGACTCAAATTAATCCCCTACACTTGGTAATGGGATAGCTTTATTTTCAGATTGTGCTTTAGTTTGGCCAGTATAAACTTGAATTAACTCTTCGATATATTGATTTTTTAGATTATCTTCTTGGACTTTTTTCTCTTTCTTTTGTGCTTCTTGTTCTTTTAAATGGTCTAAATTAACTGCATCATTACCTTTATTTCCATATTTTTTATGTAAAATATGATATACAAATAATAATAACTTATCATCCATCTTATCTATCATTATCTCCCCCATACCATGTTAAAACTTCTACTATAGTTCCTGGTGTAGGTGTTTGTACATACAAGTCACCCACATGGCGAATATTATCTTCCCAGTATGATACCCCAGGTTTAAGTGTCATATAATTAGTTCCTGACTCATTCTCTACAAACGAGAATTTGACAGGAGCATATTGTCTAGCTTGAATGGAAATCTTCTTGTAATACTGAGGGAGTGTAATTTTATACTCCTGATTTGCATTAATAAGTGTTCCATTCTGAATTGTAACTTGTCCTGCTGTAAACATAGTTTATCCTCTAGGGGCTAATAATTATTTGGTGAGGTGTAATGTAGTCAATAGAAATCCAGTCAAGACTAGGACGTATTAAAGACGTACCTGTAAATGGTGTCAGTAGTTCAATGTACTGACCTGTAACGCCCGTTTCCTCACCCAAAGTAGAAATAGTGGTATAAGCAGCAGCTTCAAGTTCCGCAATTGTATTCCCTGCTCGAAGTTTGTACTGGATAGAAGTTCCCCCAGGAACTGTCTCATCCCAATACAGTCGACCCCACTCTAAATCTCGATAACCTGAGCTATATTGATTGCTGACCCAGTTACCTGCAGTCTCAAAGCCCGAGTCTCCTGTCACATTAATATTCTCAACTACTGGACGGACTGAGAAGTCGGATGTATATAAAAATAATCTCACATCCAACGTACTTGAACCTATTGGTAAACTGCTAAAATTAGTTTGTGCATCTGCAATAGAAGTGGCATCAACTCTAGCTGTTGGTGACGATGGAGCTACCCATGCAGCTCCACCCCATGTAAGCCAGCTCACTCTGCCATCATTAGAGAACATTACCTTTGCATCAGTATTGGCAGGGAGTATGCTTGAAATTGTTGTAGTTAGCCACGAGTAAAAGGTAGTTGGTGTTATTTGTGAAGCATTAGCTGAATCAATGTATAAATTATCAGTAGTGGAGTATGTAGCAGGGCCACTCACTTGGATTCGATCTAGTTGTGGTTGGGTAGTGCCATCACTATTTAATAAGGATCTAAATTTAAATGTCCCACTGGCAGCTAGTGTTGTAATATTTGTATTTATCTCAGCATCAGTATTAGACTGAGTAAATGTATCATCAGTGACAGCCCACGCTGCCCCAGTCCAATATTTCCATGTGACACCATTATCTGAACTTACATGATGTTGTATGTCTGACCCTCCTGGTACGGTTGCTGTTTCAATAAAGGAGTCTAGAGGTACTGTAAATACAAGGCCTGAGTTATTAACAATTGTGGGATCATCTGTCCGATAAATTGTGGCAGGTAAGCCACTCTCTCCATCAGGAGTATAGCTGGTGGTGTGTTGAACTGCCGAGAAAACAACGAAATAAGCAATTTTGAATCTTGTGGCTGATCCATTTGTCCAAGTGTTCCCAATTCTTAACAAGGCAATTTGAGCATCCCTAGTTCCAGTAGAAGTAAAAGTTGAACCCAACTGTGTCCCGTCAATGAATAGGCGAGTTGCCCCACTAGTAATGTCATAATTTAATTCAAATTCATATTCTGTTCCTGATGTCGGTGACCATGAACCAGCTGGACTTGAAATGATATTTGTCCCAGTGCTATCAACAATGTAAACGATTACATTCCCATCCGTTTGATGGAAAACATAAATTGCATTGACCCCTGAGCCTGATTGTTTAGCAATGACAAAAAATGTTTGGAAACTGGCTGGTGAGCCAGAATAGTCTGGAATCAACCCAAATCGAATACACCCTGTTTGCTGGCTATCAGCATTTGCATCTGCATCAAATTCATCATTCTTTCCAGTTGCCCCACCTGTCACATCAAGGTTTCCACCACTCACTGTGGCCCCACCATTCAATGTTCCTGTCAAAGTACCATCACCCCAGATACCATCTTCATCGCTGGCATAGTTAGCAAAAAATGTTGCTCCAGCAGGACGTTGATCAAGGAGCTCTGCATTCCCACCCGTTACTTCAATCTTGGCAGAGTCATAAGTATAGTTGGCTGGAGTTGCAAAAGTGTAATCGTCAGCTTCCCCTGCTTGGATCTTCAGCTTCGCATCACCAGTAGTAATAATAAGTTTACCTGCATCTGATAGAGTGTAGTTCCCTTCAGTCGTGTAGGTGAAATCATCATCAATATCAGTAATAGCTTTCAACTGTAGAACAGCTGCATCACCTGTTCCAACAATCTCCATTTCGGAGTCTAGAGTGCCTTTATTAAAATCAACATCATTATTCCAAAGCACTTCATTAAAATCTGATTCAGTCTGAACTATTGAAAAAGGCATCTATTCTCCTTAGGACGCAAGCATTTCTCGCCACTTAGCTCGTTGCATTGGCGTTACTTCTTTTCCGTTTAAACTAGTCATCTCAGTTTCAATAAGATGACCATAGAGATCACCCATAGCCCACCTAGTTCCAATGATTATCTCTAAACCACCTGGATCTAACAAGTCTAGGCAATTCGTCCGAAAACGAATAACCTTCCTGATTTGCTCTGCTGTCCCTATATTATTTTCTTCTACTAAGTCATCGTGAATGATGATATCGAAATGCATGCCTGTGACAGCCTTCTCTACACCACCAGTTTTTATTGTGGGTTCTTTAACAGTGCCGATAGTCCTCTGTGAGATAATAATCTCGTCTTCAGTAAATTTTGACCCTTTACCATTGAATTGCCCATAAATCGTTGAGAGGAGACTCTTATCTGTTATTAGTCCTACAATCTCTCTTAAAAAGTTTCTTGACAGATCCCATACTGCATTAGTGAGAAATATTCGAATATTCGGATTTTTAAGTACTTGCTGTATAGCCCAACCTACTGTAACAATAGAACTCTTTAAATGTCCTCTAGGAACAAGAAGGAGTTTCTGTCTAGCTGGTAAACTAAGTTCTCGAACCAAATCTCCATGTAAAGCATCATCCCAATCTTTCATCCCTAATACTTCTTTACAGAGGAATTTGAGATCATTCTCACATTTATACTTTAAGTGGGTTAATTCAGCTGAATCTCTTACCATTTAAAATATTCTATATCCCCGTATAAATAAATGCCAAAAACCATTAATTTTACAAAATCCTGTATTTACCAAACTATTAAATGATATAAATGGTTTGTTCATTTAACTCTCCCATAGTATTTTTTAACCATACAATTAAATGCTTTGTGATCTAACCAAGTTGGGAGTGTTATACTCACTCCTCGACATTCCCAATATCCTTTATCTGTATTTGGAATAGATTGAATTAGTTGAAATTCACCATCTACTTCTTCCGAAATACTTATATGTGTTATATCAGATTTTTGTGGTTTTGTATTAAAATTGTTTACCATAGTTAATTTCGTCTAAAATCATTTCCATTAGTCTGTCTGTGGCTTTAATGAGGAATAGTTCTATTTTATCATTCTCTGCTTTATTAGCCTCTTCTGTCAAGATAAGTATTACTCGTTCTCTGAGAGCTTCTGTAAGGGGTTTAGGTCTATAATACTTCATGTATTA